AATAAAATCTTCTAAATTTTCTATTAATTCTTCAATTTCATTAATAGCTTCTTTTTCTGCTTCATATCTAGCAATTACAGCAGTTCTTAAATCTTCAACTAAAGTTATTTGTTCACTTATATTTTCTGGAGTAATTATATCTTCAAAAGCAAATATCTCTTCAAATATTGCATCAAAATCATATGCTTGTAATAAACTTTGTACATTTATAGGAGTTTTAAGTGTTGGTATTAATTTACTTAATATCTTTTCTATTTTTGCACTTTGATATGCTAACTCATCCCAAGTAGATATATCTCTAGATACAGATAAAACACTATCAGAAATTGCACTAAATACTGATTCAAATTCTGCTAATATTTGATCATTATAATCTTTTATAATCTGTAGTCTTTCTAATCCATAATAGGTTTCTACTAATGCTATATCAGTACCTGTTTCTTCGGCTTCTGTTAATGCATCTGCAAAATCAAAATCTAATTGTAATAAATCTAATTCTTTCCCTAATAGACCAAATAATGCAATTTGTCTTTCATATTGTTGATTTAAATTATTTACTTCTTCAACTGCTTCTTCTATAGCAATTTCTAAGTCACCAACGGCTACTCCAGCTCTAACAAATATTCCAAGTAGTGCTGCACCTTCTACAGAAGCAAAAGCCCCTATTTCTGTTAAAACATCAAAGATATCTCTTAAATCTTCAGTAGACATATCTTCAGATAATAAGTTTGCAAACTCACCAAATCCTTGTTTATATAATACACCAGCTAATTCTGCTATTCCTTTACCAACAACATCTTCGGCATTTGTTACAGCTATATCTGCTAATTCTTGTTCTGAAAATAATGCAGTATAAAATCTTTCACTAATATCTGACATTTCATCTACATTTTCAAAACCAGATAAAAATGCTTCATTCCATGCAGCTAAAGTTAATACTTTAAAAGCTTCTATAGTAGGAACAACGGCACTAGTAATAGAATATAAATCTTCTTCTAATGCAGCAATTGCTTCTCGTTTATTTTTTTCAAACTCTGATTTAGTTTTGAGTGTTGCTTCAAATATTCGTTTATTATCTATAAGATAACCACTATCTGTAGTATCTAAAACAGGCGGAACAAATTTAGTAGCTTCTATAGCATCTATTTGATCTTGTATATCTTGATTAATTGTAGCTACACCTGCTGGTATATTAGTAATAAAAGTATTATAATCTTCTTCTATATTATCAAATAATCCAAAGTCTGATATTTTTAATCCTATAGTAGAAAAAGATGTATTTAATTCTTGAGTTTCTGTACTTATTCTAATTAATGTATCTGTAAGCTCTTCCCCGGCTTTAGTAAAGGCCTCTAATCCTGGAACTAAATCATCAATAAGTTCATTTGTTAAATTAGAAAAGAATGCTGCTATAGTATCTGACTGATCTTTAGCAGATTTACCAGATAAATCTAACTTTGTTACATCTATATCTAATCCGGCAAACCCACTCAATAATTTAGGTATATCTGAACCTAAAGATTCAAATAATCCTAATAAAGTATCTAATGTAATATCTAAAGCATCTTGTAATGCTTTTCCAACTCTTGGTTCTAATTCTGAAACACTAGTTTCTATTCTTACTTTTGTTTTACTACCACCAAAGAAACTACTTTTAGTTTTTGTTATTTGTTGTGTTATATAAGCATCGGCATCTATTATTGAACCACCTAATGTATCACCTACTAATCCTATAGTAGCTCCGAATTGAATACCCGCAGCTAATAATTCATTTGTCTTAGTTGAACTACCAAAAAGTCCGCCAAAAGATCCACCTTTAAGTTCAGTACCAAACTGAATTCCAAATTGGTCTAATATATTGCCAGCTGAGAAATCACCAGATTGATTAAATACAGCAGCACCAAGAGCATCAAAAGTTCTATTTAAATTAACTATACTAATCTTTAAGTCTCTATTAACACCGAATAAATCTGTATCTATATCTACTAATGCATCAATAGAATCTCTTAGAGAATTAGTTTGTAAATCTATTCCTTGAGCACCTTGTGCTCCAAATTGATCTTGGAAAGTTGCCGGTTCTGCTGCAGTAAATCCACCACCTCCCCCACTAAAGGAGACATTAATTTGGCTGAGTAATGCAGCGGCAGCGGCAGCCATAGCAGCCATTCTAGCAAATGCTGTATATGGATCACCACCAGTACCTTGTTCCATAACTGCTCTAACAGCCGATACTAATGCTAAACCTGTTTGTATAACTTGAAATGTTTCTGCAGCGGTAGATCCCTCTTCAAAGGCATTAGCTAATGCACCTGCTGCACCAGCAGCAAATAATGCCATAGCTTCAAAACTTTTTCTAACTTCTTCAGTTTGAGATCCAAATTCTTCAGTTAATATAGCTAACTGAGATAAACCAATTGCAGTTTCTGAATCTGATAATACAGATATTTCAGCAATAGCTACTAATCCAGCCCTAAATTTATCTGTTGAACTTCCTAAATTTTCTAACCTATCAGCTAATGTTTCCATTACATCTGAAAATTCTCTAGCTGACTCAGTAGCTGCTCCTAGATCTGCATTTAAATCTGTTTTATATGCTAATTTAGCTCTTTCTTTTATAAGTTTTTCTTGTTCTTTATATCCTGCTGTATTATATTCCTTTGTACGTTTTGATAAAGCTAATAATTCTTCTTCTTGTTTAATTTGTATTTCTTTAGCTTTAGATATAAATAATCCTTCCCTAAGTGTAGACCTTATAGAATCCTGTTGTAGTTTAATTTTTATATTTTCTTGTTCTAATTGTTTATTTACCAGTGCTGTTTTTTGTTTTTCTAATTCAACTTCTTTTACAGCTAATTCCTTTAAAATTGCTCCTAATTTTTTGCGCTCATCACTATCTGCACCTATTGCAAGACCGCTACTTACATCTCCAGGTATCCTATTAGCATATAATGCTCCTTTAAGAGCATCTGACTGTGCTTCTGTTCTTGCTATTTCTAAATTAACCGCACTTTCAATTAAATCATCTGAAATAGTAAGATTAGTTTTTAAAACCTTACTTTCCTCTTTAAGGGCTTCAGTTCTCCGCTTTATTTCTTCTGTTTGATTATACAATCCTAAAGCTGTAGCATTAACTCTACTTAAAGCCTCATTATAGTATAAAAATGATTTAAAATTATTTTCCAATATCTCAGCACTATACCCTGTAATTTGAGAATAAAGTTCTTTTAATTTAGCTGTAGCTTCTTGAGCTCCAGGTGGGATCCAAATTCCTTTAGATACTAAAGCGGCTAACTCTATAATATAACCTTTCAACATTTTAAATTCATTAATTCTTACTTTATTTATTTCAAGTTCTAAATCTCCTAATTGAGATTTAAGTTGTAACTCTTTTATTAATGCTTTATTCTTAGTCTGTTGTGCTGTTTCTGCATCTTTTTCAAGTTTAGCAAACTCTGCATAATCCAAATGATCTGTTATAGGATTTTGTACCTTATTTATAGCTTCTTCTGTACTTTCTATAGTCTTTTTATTTGCTGTATTTACTAAGTCTGCTTGTGTTTTTAATATTTTTAATTTAGCTATATTTATATCCATTATTTTACTAGATAATTTTAAACTCTCTGCAAAACTAACGCCAGGTAAAGATTTTTCAAAATCTAATTGTTGAACTTGTCTAGAATATTCTAATTGTGCATTTATTAATAAATTTAATTCTTCAACTAATTCTCTTATTGCATTTGTTATAATTTCAATATCTTTTTTAGCTTCTCTACGAAGTCTTTCTATAGAATTACCAAGATCATCAATAGCTTTAGTAGCTTCAGTAGTTTCATTCTCTATAACCTTTATAGATCTATGTTCATATGTTATATCTGGATCCATTAAAGCTTTAAGCGCTTCTGCGCCTTGCTTCCACATATTTGTTATAGAAGATATTTCTTTTGCTTCCTTAGCTATTTTTTTGGTATTTTCTTCTATTTGAGATTGTCTTACTCCTTCAACATGTTCTAAAGCTCCTGATATTGCTAATAAAGACTTTTGTGCCTCACCAATTCCTAATAATTCTATTTCATAAGCCCTAAGAGTTTCTAAATTTGATCCAAATGTTATAGCATCAGTAAATACTTGTCGAGATAAAATTTCTGATAAAGATACAAATGTTTGTTCTATTCCTGTTAGAGTAGGCAAACTTCCTTGTATATTTTCAAAACCTTTATGTAATTCATCAAATGCTTTTTTTAGTCCTTCATTAGCTTCATTAGTTGCATCTGCTAAATTATACATTTCTTTAGATAAATTAGCAAAATCTCTGCCTGCTTTTATTGCTTCTTTTGCACTTAAGTTTGTTAAGTTATTAAACTCTCTTAATATAACATTTACTTCATCAGTTGCACCTAAATCACTTAATGCATCTGACATTTTTACTATATTATCTGTAAAATCATCTAAATCAGCACCAAAGAAGCCAAAATCTTCAACATTTACATTATCTATAGAATCTTCCATAGTATTAGTTAATTCTAATAATACATTTTTTTGTAGTTCTAGTTTTTTAGTTACATTATCTGTTGTATCTAATAAAGGCTTTAATTCTATATTATATTTTTTAATTGCTTTTTCTGCTGTTTTTAATGCTTTTTCTTGATCTTCAAAAGCTTTAGTAATATTATCAAATTTTTCTTCATCTCTAAATAAATTTAAGAAAAATAAATATCCACTGCTAAGAAGTGACCAAGCTATAGTTAATTGACCTATAATAGGTATTAAAGTATTTATACCTTTTAATACTGTACCAAAAACACCAGATAATCGTATTAAAGTAATATTTATAAATTGATTTGTTTTACCTACTTCATTTCCAAGTCTAGCATATTCTTCAAATTTTAAATTAGCTAGTATAACAGCTTTAGTTATTCCGCTAAATCCTTCTGATAGTCCTGCAGCAAATCCAGAAGATATACCAGCTTTAGTTAATTTAACAAAATTACTAAATGAGTTTGCTAAAGTTGCAGCAAAAGGTATATTTTTTTTAATAATTGTTCCCAAATCTGCAATACGCTCTCTAAATACACTTACAGGTACACCCATTTTACGTAATGCTTCTTTAGCGGCTTCCGCTGTAGTAACTATAGCTCCTAATTCTTCTTTAGATACTTGCCCTAGTGCCTCTGTGTTATTTTTTAAACTTGTAATAGCAGAATCTGCATTTAAGTAAATTTTTGAAAATTTTTCTTTATCTGAAATAGAAGGATCATCTAAGATAGATGTTAAACCGGCTCCTAAAGCTTTACCAGCTTCACTTCCTATCTCTCCTAAATTCTTTACTTCATCCTCTACAATTGAAGTTAGAATACCTTTATCAAACTCTGGGCGTCTTAAAGTACCATCCAACTCCTCTTTCATTTTCTTAACAGCAGTACTAATACTTAATTTAGCAAAACCTTTATCTATAACATCAGTTATATTACGTTCTAAAGAAGTTAAAGCAGGAATAGCTGTTTTTAATACACTATTAGCAAATATAATAATTGCAGCAGTTAATGCCGTAGTATTCTCAGTAAAAAATTCTAAAAATCCAGCTATTGGTGTAGCTATAAGTGTTATTAAACTATTAGCTATGTCTTGAAAAGCTGCAGCTAATTTAGTATATGGATTAGTATCTACATCACCAAAGGTAGCGAATTTATCTTGACCTTGCTCTAAAACTGCATTTACAACTGCTTGCTGCTTTTCGAATGTTGTTAATTCTGAAGCAGCCTTTCCTAGACTTGCAGCATATTTATTAGTTGCAGGTTCTAATCTAAGTATAATGCCTAATTCATCTAATAATTCGGGCTCAGCCTTTATAGCACCTTTGAATACTCGATTCATAGAGTCTGTTAAATCTCTGCCGAGTGCTACTGAAGCATTTCTAGCTACCTGTGTAAGTTCTTTAATAGTAGTATTGTCAAATCCGGCAGATGCAGCAATAGATGCACTTGTAAGTGCATCTTTCATAGATAAAGCACCATCAGTAATGGCCTTCATATTATTAGCTAAGCCAACAAGCGACCTACCTGTTTGTGTAGCCAATATTTCAGCAGATTCTATTAATATTTGTAAATCAGCAGCTCTGCTTAGTGCACCGAATGCAGCCGTAAGGGCAAATACATTTGCGGCGACGGTCGCGTATGCAGGTACTAGACCCGATTGCATGCCTTGCGACATTTTTGAAAAACTTTTGGTCGCATTGTTGGTTAAATGGCCTACCCCCTTTATTGCTCTACCATATTTATCCGTTGTGCCACCAAGAGTTTCATATGATTCACTCGCCTTCCCTGTAGCTTTGGCGGATTTTTCCATATTTTTATTTAAAGTTTTTATTTCAGCTACAGCTTCTCCTAATCCCTTAGTCACAACTTTTAGCAGATACTCTTGTTCTGAAACTGTTGTCATATTGTTCCTTTTTTATACTTTTACACTTCAAACTTATTAGCAGGAAAATAAGGTAAATATTCCAAATTATCTTCCAAACTGAATTTATTACTCTTAGAAAGATTATCTTCCGCTTTTAAATACTGTAAATTATTTTCTATATGAAACCCTGATACTAAGTTTCCCTGTAAAGGCACTATATGGTCTACGTGATAGCCCTCTGGACAATTAATATATATTTCTTTTATAGCTTCTAAATTGGCCCATGCTGGCATACGTTGTAATTTTGCTGCCCTGTACTTTGCAGTTGCTGTAGCACTCTTATCTCTATTATTCTCTCTGTATTTTTTCATACAATCTTTACATTGACAACGTTTCTTAGATATTTTAGCTGCATCTAAGTAAAATTCATCTAATTTTTTTAATTCTCCACATATATTACAATATTTATAATTATAAAGTCTTAAAATATATGTTTTCCACAATTCACTACGTGATTCTTTATTTATATTACTAAATATATTTTTATACACTTTACATAAACCACCCTTACCATAATAATTAAAATATTTATAATCAGATCCTTCTCTATATTCAGACCAGCATTCTATTAATTTTTCTCTTGATACTTTTGCATTATGCGCTTTAGGCCAATTTAACCCTTCTGTTTGCTCTAAATCTTCAATAATTTCAGTTATAATTTCTTTATTTGTTTTTTCCATTTTATATCTCCACTATAGATAAGGGCTAGCTAGTAATAGTGGTACTAGCAGGGAAGCTATCCTTTTCACCCTTGTATATTTATACCACTTTTTTTACCGGTGGTTTTCTTATTTCTTCGTTTCTGATCTTCTGAACGTTTTGCAATAATTATTCTATCTATTAATAATAAAAATTGAAGCAGTTGAGACTCATCTTCTATCCTATATAACTTTACTAAGTATGGTAGAAGCGAATAGTCCTTTCCGAAGTAAGTTCCTGAAAAGCCATCCCACCTATCACTCAATATATGGTATATAGTTATAGCAGTTTGCACGGTATAAGGAAAATCTTCAAACTCGGCGGGGATCTCATTATCTTTTGGCTCATTGCCGAGCTGTTCGCATAATAATAAATACCGTTCTTTAGTCATTTTAAGCTCAGAATTATCAAAAAAGTTTTGTAATTTTTTGTTGAGCAGATTTAACTGCTCTTCGTAAAATTACTAACCTCCTCCAATATAGAACCTACAAAGCCATCGAATTCTGAGCAATTTCGCATTAACGCCTCAGCGTTCTTTTCAGAATACTCAAGCTCATCCTCTAAATCTTCTACCTCAGATAAATCAACTGGAATTAATTTGGGCAAATATTCGTATCTTAATCCCTTCCAATTTTTTATTACTGCCCTGAAGTATTCAGATTGAAATATATCGTTATCGACTTCATCTTCAACCTTCCTGCTTTTTCTGGTGAAATTTTTGGTCGTAGACCTATCACGAATTTTCATCAATTCGTCCCTGGTCAAGTACGCAAGCTCAATTTCAAAGCCTGACAATCCAGGATATTCTACCCAGACAGTCTTGCTGGGTACTATAAGTTTAGCTAATTCCATAATTTTGTTCTCCTTAATTTTGCTTTTAAAAGTGAGGGGGTTTTACCCCCCTCATTCTGTTTATAGTATTATTATTATTAGTTTATTAGTTTATGCTGGTGGTACGTATGTAATTACCAATTCATTAGTATCCTCAAATGATCCTGCTTCTAATGAATCACTCCAAGGCTTACCACTAAATTGTATCTCAGTAGCGATAATATCTTCCACATTTGTGGTTGGAACAGATATTTGCGCATGAGCAATAGTAAAATCTACCCTAGGAGTATCTGCTGCTGCTCCTCCCATATGGAAAATAATTTCAAAGTTATTTGATACTGAGCCTTCAATCTTTGCTAACATATCAGATAACAACCCACCAGAGCCTGTAGCACCTGTATTCAAATATGCGGTCAAACTACCACTTGTTACACGGTTTCCTGCAAAGCCTGCTAAAGGTAAGTTAACAATAGCTAATTCCTCAGGTGTCAGGTAAGTAAAGTTATTTTCTAGAGTTAATGTAGCTCCTGTAATAGGTATATTATATACAACTCCAGCACTTTGAACTGCTGTAAATATATCTAAATCATCATTACTAACTGTCCATTTAGTAGACCCTGTAATAGTATCAGCATCTACATTTTCTGACACTGTAATTTCATCATTACCATCATCTATAGCAATAATAGTTGCCCACCCACGTATATCATCAGCATCACCTGCAATTACAGTATTATTTCTAATTCTACCTCCTACCATAGCTGCTGTAAGTGTTTGAGCCCCAAATTCTAAAACAGTACCAGTACCTAATGTATATGTTTGTACTGAGTGCTGAATTCCATCTATAGCTGGAGTCGTTGCTAAATCATTATCTTTTAAATCCATAGTACTTAACTTATTACGTAAGAAAGTACTTGTAGTAGTTGCTGGAACTCCTAAATATTCAGTCCCTGCATCCCAAGCAGCAATAGCTGTATGCTCTGCCGGGGCTTCTAAAACTCGCGATCCCTGTCCAGTCCAATTAATAGTTGCAATACCATCAATACTAAAATCTACTTCTGCTGTTGAAACATTAAAGTCTGTTATTTTATAAGTTGTTTGTTCAAGTACAAAGTACAAAGTTAATGATAGTAATTCATTAACATTAGATGCACCCAGTCCAAATGTTAATGCACTGTCTGTTTGTGCTGTTATAACATGACCTGTGCCAACATCTGTTCCAATTACATAAGCCCAAGATGTTGGATCACCCATTGCAGATGCCCAAAGTATTCTTTCAACACAATCTGCTGCAGATCTAGTATCTCCATTGGTGTCTTCCGTATTAGAATATGAACGTACATAAGTACTGAAACTAACATCTACTGGATTAAGAGCAGTATTAAAGCCGAGCGTACCCCTCACAGGCGATGTGCCTGCTTCGTTTACGCCCACTTCTTGTGTTGTTACATCTTGACTAAAACTATATCCATCTAATACCTTCAGTTCAAAAGTATTTAAACTAGTTGCACCAGTTAGTGTGTCGTCCAAGGACGTCGCAAACAAACTAGTATTACGTGCTAGTGATCGTGCCATTATTTAATCTCCTTTCTTTTGTACGTCTCTTTACATTAGATCTTTATCTATGTTTGTAAGTCGTACATTATTTGTAGGGTTACCTCTCCGACACCTATCGGACTTAATAAACCCTCATCTGTGTCTATACGAAGTATCTTAATATCTTCCGTGAACATATTCGTATTGTATTCTAAATTTCCGTTGCTATCTACAACGTTTTCTATATCTTCAAATATTTGTTCTAATTTCTGTTGTGGATTTTCATCATCTACATAAACTCGCAAAGTAATAAGCAGGTGGCCCCACTTGAATCCCCCAGGTAAGTATTCTCTAGTTTCAGTCCCAACAGTAGTATAGACAGAAGGATAGTCATTAACCTCATCCCAGAATTTTAAACGATTTTCCACGTTATTGTACAAATTTGTATTAAATCCAGTAGAGCCATCTATACCTTTAAGCTTTTCTACTAATGCATTCACAATTTGACTTCTTTTCGACATTATTATTGCATCTCCAACTGTATTCCTGGGAACCTTTGTTTAAGTATTGTTTGTGCTAAGTCTCGAACAGCCCCTTCTATGTAAATCATCGGGTTACGCTCTTCAGGAGGATTGAGCCTCCCGCCTGGTAAAAACGTGTCGTACGGGTTTCTCATATAAGTGTAAGTACCATATAATATCCCTGCCTGCTCTCGCGTTAAAGTTAAAAGCCTAGCACTTTCAGCGAACCTGCCCGTTTGGTACCTTAATTTAACAGGTGGGTCTTTTGACTTGCCCATCAAATCTTCTACCCGCTGAGCTAAGGATTGGTTTATTAGAGCTATTAACCCTAAGAAATCCAGTTCCTCTTCAGGAGGCGGAGGAGACGGTTCCCTAATTTTCGCCTTATTGAATCTGGCTATTATTTTCTTTAATCTAGGTAAAACCCCAATCTTTTCTCTACTAGATTTACGCTTCTTTGTATTTACCTTCTTTGTTTTTTTACCCGAAATTAAATTAGATATAAGTTCATCCACATACCTTAGAATACCAAAAGAACTAGTTATATTCGGGAAGTTATTCGTTTTTCCTAGTATATGTTTTCCTAAAGACGTAGTGAATTTAGCATTATAACCTTGTATTACATCTCCAATATGTTTAGCTGCCGACCCTGTTAATTTATTAAAGGCTGTACTTTGAGAAGTTATATGTAACTTTGTCGAGGCTAATCCTTCAGTTTGTATATTTTCGTATTCTAAATTATGCTCAATATAATTGGGTTTTTGATTTAAAAATTTTACATATTCTAATACATTTGCAGCTTTCGAAGTTTTTGTTTGACTTTGAGCGCCTAACATATTTAATATTTTATAATCAGTAGGCTGAATTGCGTCTAGTGAATCCAATACTAATTTAGATTTATGTATTAATTCCCGAGTACCATCATCTAACCCAGGCAAGTTTTGTTCTAGAAGTCTATACCAAATTCCTGCATTACTCAAGTTTGTGTGCCCTAATTCACCTATTCTTTCAGATTCAGGTAATGTTTTATTTAAGTCTTCTTTAAGGGTTTTCAGAGTTCTAAATTTTACACCCTCATCACCAGCTTTTACTTTCTTAAATTCTTCCAGCCCTTGCCGTGTTTTAGCATGTTCCTTTTGTCTTAAGCTTTCTTCTCTAAGTGCTATTATATTATCTAAATGTTCTTTTTGTATAGTAGTTAATTGCATATAATGTATAGGATATTGATTTAATACATCTCTAAAAGTATTACTAGTAATACCCGCCGCCTTTAAGGCAGGCGGTCCTTTTTTAATTGTTTTAATAATTTCCTCTAGAGCTATTTCATATTTCTTTTTATCTTGTGTAGTCTTTTTAACTGTAGTTTTAGTTTTGGTTATTTTAGCCATTATAAAGCAATAACTCGATACATCTCTAACACTCTCCTAATATGAGGAGGTAATACAGCTGTTTTATCTGGTATTATAACATTATCTTGACTAGCTCCAGCTAAAGATTTTCTTAGAGTATAATTTTCTTCATCAAAATATTCTACTAAACTAACAGCGGCTTGAACTATATCTTCTGGATATTCTTCAAAGCCGCCTTTATATGTTAATTTTAAACTATTTATTGGATAAGCTGTATCTATAAATTGACTGTATACAGATACTATTCTATCTAAATTATAATCAATATTAAATTGTGCATATTCAGTTAGGGCTAAATAATTTTGACCAGCATTCGTAGAATACTCAAGAGATGTTACAGATATTATAGGAATTTCTTTAGGATATATTTCATCAACTGTTCCATCAAAATATTCAACTTTATCTGTTGCATAATAATCTGTAAAATTTCTATTACAATAGATAGGTATATAAGAATTTACAGCATTAATAATTTTAGTATGCTTAGCATCCTTTGAATTACTTGCTATATTTTTATACTCTTTATAATTTCTTAAATTAAGTATTGCCATTATTATCCTAAAAAGAGTGCCGGAACCGGAGGGCCCCGGCACATAAAGCCAAAATTAAACAGCCAAAATTAGTAAGATTATATCTTACTAAAAATTAAGCAGTTACCAGGTTAGCACATGAACTTCTGCCACCATTATCTACGGCAGGTACGATTTCACTAAAGGCAAATCTACGTGTAGCAACAATAACATTACTTTGGTTAACAATATCTCTATCACGTTCTACCATCATTCCACGAAGTTCACCGAATAGGTAGTTAGAACTATTAAGAGCAACTGCCTGTACAGTTCCTGTTGCATAAGCAGCAAAGGAATCAGATACTACAACTGGAGATCCATTAATAGAACCAATTTGTCCACGAATAATAGTAGCGCGGTCCCCAACTAGATCCATTGTTCTAAAATCGGGATCATCCATAAGATCATACATTACAGTCTGACTTACAATATATGTAATATCGCCAGGAGTTAATCCATATACTCCCATTAATCTACGTGTTTGTTGTAGATCAGCTACAGTTACTGGATTAGCACTACCAAATGTTCCTGGCTGAGTATAATCATAATCAACGGCATCTGCTGCTAATGTAGAAATACCATCAATTAAACCATTACCTGTACCCAAATCAGCACCAACATTACCACGTAGTAACTCCATATCTGTAGAACGTACCATTCTACGCATAACCGCATCACGAATAATTGGGGTCAAAGCAATGATTGAATCCTCTTCTTCTTCATAGCCAATAAATTCTTTACTAGCTAATTTTTCAGCTTTTAGAACATTATCTTTAACTAAATGTGTTTGTCCAGCTAGAGCACCGGTTGAGTTAGGATCTGTTACTGTACCTGCAGTTTTATACTGACTATCTGGTACCCATTCTGCTAACCCCGCGTCTGGATTATATGGGAATACTAAAGTTCTAGAAGTCATTGCAACCCTATTAGAAAACATTGGTTCAATAATAGTTTTACCTTTAACATCTTCATAAAGATTAGTAGAGAATAAATTCTCCCAATCTTCTGGTGAAGAAGTATCTAATCCACCCAAGCTTTGTACGTGAGCACCACCAGCTTTAGTAATTACATCCTTAAAGTATTTTGTTGAATCTAAAGGTACACCCATGATTTTAGCAGCTAATACTGCAGTTTCTTTTTCTGTATCAGAAATAATAGCTTTCTTGCTAGAATCAGTTACGAACTCCATCTTGCTCTTATTCATAGCAATAATTTCATCATTCTTTTCTTTAAGATCTGCACGTAAACCTTCAAGAGTTTCTTCCAAAGTTGATTCTTTCTCAGTTAATCTCTTCTCAACTTCCTGCAGTATTCTTTCCTCCGCGGTGCTAACAACTTCTGTAGAAACGTTCTTAATCACTTCAGTTGTCTGTGCTGCACGGGCTTCATCAGCAGCTTTCTTGGCCATAGCCTTATCTACTGCATCTTTTTCTAATTTCTTTAATTCTTCTGTAGTAATAGAGATTTTGTCTTTATCCATCTCGTTTTCTTCTCCTATATCAGGTTCTGCAATTTTTATTGCGTCTTCCTGATTTTTATTGTATAAATTTTTGAATTCTAAATATTCTTCCTCATTCAAAGACTTTTGAATAGAGAAAATTGAGTCTGGGCTAGCCGGAATAGATACAACTGATATTTCGAATAATTCTAATTGCTTAATAACAAATATATCAGTCTCTGTATCATAATCAGCATCCCCTACTTTGAAGCCAACGGAAAAAGCCTTTAAAACTCCTTCTCGAATTAGATTATATATTTCTCCGCTAGCTTTACTAATTTCTGCAACAACATGAAGACCTGCAGAAGTAATACTATGTTCTACAACTTCTCCTATGGGCTTTTCGGCATTATGAAATGCTAAAACAATAGGGTTTTTAAGGTAATTAGATAATGCCCCATTTTTCCAGGCGTCCTCAAGTATTACATCGCCTTGCCGGTCCTTAGATGTTGTATTAGCAAAGCCTTCAATTTTTAACTTTTCATTATCTTCATTAATTTCAGCAGCTTTAAACCCCATTGTCATAAATAATGGTTTCTTATATTCTTTGTTTGTCATTTAATTCCCTCCAAATTATATAACTTCAAATTTATTTCCCTTCTGTAAGTTTTCTTTAGCTGGGAGTATTTGAAGATTACTAGGAACATGTAATCCAGATATTAATTCACCTTGTAAAGGAATTATATGGTCGACATGATGTTGTATACCAGTTTCTTCTGTTAGTTCTTGTGTTTTAGTATAAAAGCTTTCTATATCTTTTAAATCTTGTTCAGTGAGCCAAGCAGGCGTGCGATTTAATTTAGCTGCTCGCCTTTTTGCATCTTTTGCAGCATATTTTTCTTTATTGTTCTGATAATGCTTTTTACTTCTTTCAAGTATATTTTCTTTATTATTTTGGTAATAATTTTTTTTACAATCTTTACATTCACTTTCATGATTGGACATTGTATGTTTACTTAAAGTAAATTCATTTAATTTTTTTAATTTTCCACATTTATAACAATATTTATAATTATATAAATTCAAAATATAATTTTTCCAAGATTGAATATTATTTTTTATTATATTAATAAATATTTTTTTGTATGCTATACCTAAACTATTTGAATGTGTATAATTATAAAAATTATATTCTGAATCTTTTCTATAAGCAGACCAGCAATCTATCAATTTTTCTTTTGATACTTTAGCATCTTTTCTTATTGGCCAGTTAAGTCCAACAATCTTTTCCAAGTCTTTAATAATTTCAGTTACAATTTCTTTATTCGTTTTCATTTTTTACCTCCTAAGGGTATTATATGACTAGCCAGTACTTAGGATACTGGCAGGGGAATTACCCTTTTCGCCGTTTTGTTAAAAATTTTTATTTACTCATGTATTATATCAAATTCTATTTATTATCTTCTAGTTCATCTTTGTCTTCTTCAGGTCTTCCGCCCTGCCCTGCATCTTGTGCTGAACCTGCAACGTTTGCAGGGAGTATTAAATTATCTGCAATGTTATCGGGGTCTTCGTTTCCTGTTTTAGGATGCTTTCTTAATTCTTCTCGAGCTTCATTGCGAGTTAAGATTCCAGAATTTACTAAACTAGATAAGAAGTTTGCCTGATCTTGCAACTCTGGACGTAGCGCATGAACATTCTGTGTAATAG